GTTCGGCTGACCTTTCGGATATTTCTTGGTAATCACGTCATTGTATCCGTCAAAACCAAGTTTTACGTTTAAGCCATACTTGCCACGCTTGATGCGAGCGATACCGTATGACTCCATAAGTCCATCCTTTTGTGCCTGTGTAAGACCGTTTCTTCTGCTACCATGATGTCTTCTTGAATCGACAGGAATGGTTTTGACAGCTTTGCCAACGGCATTACCGAGCAACTTGCCACCTTTATAGATTGATCGACCTAACAATCTGTCTAACTGTCTGTTAGTGATTGTGCACAGTTCAATGAATGTGTCTACCTTGTCATTCTTCAGTTCAGCCATAAAGAGTCCATCTCCATTCGTAATGAATGAGATTTGTGTCATCTTCAAACTGTACAGAATTGATAGCCCATGACAGGTTTTCGACACCGTTCATAGCATCTTGAATAAGGTCGATATTTGAATCGTATTCAGTTAAAGTGAAATAATCGACAGTACCTCTGATACCCTGCTCCGCTTTATGGTTATTCGCTTGAAACCCAACGTCTGTATCTTCTTGCCATACACAATAAGGAGCATCAGCACCAAATCTCCAGTAATGGTATACCTTCAGATTTGGCACGGATGTCAGTGCATCGGCAATCTTTTTCAGCTTAGTTTGGAATGACATCGAAGTTCTTATCCAGCCTTTCGCATGAAATAGTTGTGTACTTCAGATTTGTATTTTCTTCGATAACATGGGAAACCTGTCGGATGATCAACTGATCTCCGAGATATCTGTCTCCCACCACGACATACATACCTGCTCTTACCTTGGGATCATGGTGAATATAAGCTAAGAGGTCAACTCTTTCGTTGACCCCTTTTGCTTCGTACTGTCTGTGCATGCCGATTGTACGTTCCTGATACCAATGTTTATTGATAGGGAACAGCACCTGTCTTGGCATGCTTCCGTTTTCTGCGATATTTCTCAACTCGCAGATGAACATCGTACCGCTATCAAGAATCATCCTTGACTTTCTCTTGGAACAGCCTGTTATTCAAGTTAATGCGGAGCATTCTAGGCATGTTCTGAATGTAATACGATGTATATTTTGAGCCTGTTGTCTTACGTTTATCATAGAGCCACATGGCATACATGACCTGTAAGGTAGCATCACCGATGGTATCTTTAAGAGTGATACCTTCTCTTGTGATGAACTCCTGTGCAGTGTCGATATACCATTTCAGTTCAGTTTCCTTTGCCTTCTTGGCATCTGCATCCATGAAGTCTGTGATAATTTCAAGACTTTGCTTGAGCATAGTCAACAGGACATCATCTGTGTATGTTGCCATGCTAGCTCCTTTCAAAATTAAAGGGAGTCCGAAGACTCCCTATTGGATTAAGCGTTTGCTGTGTCCTGTGCGAAGGTGACTGCACCAGCGGAAACAGAACCACCATTGATAGCGATAGCTGCGAATGCCTCCGCAATGACAGGCTTGCCGTCATAGCGAGCGGTGCCCTTGAAGACGATCTGGTCGTTGAGGAAGCGTACATGCTCAGAAGAAGCAAACTTCTCGCCAGCACGTTCAACCATGAGGTAGTTCTCATAGTAACCAGCAACGATAACGTTGTCCGGCACGAAATCAAGCAGTTCAACAGAACCGCCGATGACAGGCATGGAATTGCCCATACCGCTGACGATTGCACCAGCAGCATTGATGGACATTGCTTCAACCTGAAGTTTTGTGAATGTCTTGCGGTTCATGACCCATGTCATGTCTTCTCTTGCATACTTGGAAGAAACATTGCCGACTGCATCAATGATGCCCTGAAACAGCTTGATACCTGTGGAGTTAGCAGATGTAATTGCCTTGACATTGGATGTGTGCAGATCTGCCCATGCTCTTTCAGTAGCGGAATAACCTGTCGGCTGCGCTGTCTGTGTCAGACGAGTAACGATACCCAGTGGCATGCTTGTATTTGTGATTGTGTCAGAGCCGGATGTATAGGAGTTACCACCGTAGAGGATCGCCTTATCAACACCGAGTCCGATTGCCTGTCCGAGAGCAGACAGGATTTCATTGGCGAGGTCAATGTCAGAGTCCTCGTAGTTCGCCAGACACAGTGCGTAGAAACCGGAAATCTTATAACAATCAACGCTGACATCATTGAATGTCAGTGACAGTTCGTTCAGGTTTGCGCAGCATTCTGTCCAGATTGCTTCAGGAACATTGCCGACAACCAGCATGCGACCTTCACCGCTTGCTCTGCGGAGATTGACATGCTTGAGCAGTTTGGAATAGCCTTCGATGTTCTGTCTCAGAACACCGAGCATTACTTCGGGAATAGTCAGACCGATGTTTGTGATTGCTCTCTTTTCCTTCATTGCAGAACGGAACTCGCCGAGCCATTCTTTAACATCATCCTGTGCGAAGATTGCGGAGCGTGTCTGCGCATCCATGTTTGCAAAGAAATTTCTCTTGCCCATTTCGATTTTTACCTTTCTTTCTTCTGCCTGTTCAGCAGGCTTTTTTTCGGGTTCAGCTACAGGTGTTGTGTCCTGTGCTTCTTCCTCTTTTGCGAGATCTTCTTTTAAACTGGCGATCTCATCTTCCAGTGCCTTCTTTTCGGCTTCGTGCTTTTCCTTGTCGGAATTAAAAAGGTCGATTTCTTCACCGACCGTTTTTGTTTCCTCTTCGGATTCAGCTTCTTCGATTGCCTTTGCAAGTTCGGATTCTCTTGTCTGCATCTCCGCATCTTTCTCAAGGAGTGCATTCAGATCCTTTGTGCGAAGGTCAATCTTTCTTTTCAGCATCAGTGCCTTCAGTGCCATCTGATTTCCTTTCTAACTTCTTGCGAAGTTCCTGTTTGCGGAGTTCAAGTTTCCGCTTTTTCAAGTTCTCAAGGTCTTTAGAACGAGCCGATACATGTGTTGCCTGATACGCAGGGAATGTGCAAAGGCTGATTTCATAGAGCGGATCAACTTCTGTGATTGTCCAATGAACCGTACCGTCTTCATGGTATTCGGTTTCTTCAGACTTAATACAGAAGCCGAAACTGCACCCACTGACATCGCCACGCTCAACTCTTGCGTAGGCATTCATCGCATCGGTGTCTTTCTTATTCACCTCGATAGTTCCCCACAGACCGTCTGCTCTGTCCTCTAAGATGCAAGTTCCGGCACTTGTTCTTCCGAGGACGATATCATCGTTGTGGTTGTATAACGCTCTGACATCTTGATGAATGGAGTTTCTGAACGCTCCCGGTGCGATGCTTTCGGTAGCACCTTCCCATACTTCGTAGATATCTCCATATGCAACAAATTTGCCTTCAAGGATCAATTTGTCAGATTCGTTTCTTGTCTGTAGATTTTTAATCTCAAAAAATCTTTCGCTTCTCTGTTCCATATCAATCTCCGTTCTGTAGCAGTTTCTTCTGATCTGCCACTTTGTCCAATGGAATGTAGTTCTCTAATACCTTCAGTTCATCGAGTCCTTCCATAGGATCAAGCCCAAGCCTGTCTCTGATTTCATTGCCGACTACAACACCTCTGTCGTACAGAGTGCCGAAGACCTGTGAAATCGTTACAACATCCCAGTCAAGAAGGTTCAGCGTGTTGAACTTCAGATACCAGTCTGGATTCACAATCAGCTTGCGTGTCATCTCCTGTGCCAGCTTCACGCACAACGGTCTGACCTTGTTTTGAATGAAGGAATTCCATGCTTTTTGGTTGTACTCGCCGATACCTAATAAAAACGGTGGCATTCCGAAAATCGATGCTACCGTTCGTTTATCAAGTTCAACTGTGTCTTTAATAGCCAAGTCAGCAAGACTTAAAGGTCTTACCTGTTCTACTTGGAACTGTTCGCCGGGAATCAGCCACGGTTCACCTACCTGTGAAGACCGTACATAATCGTCAAGAATCTTCTTTCTGCCTTCTGGAGTAGAGAACTCATCAATCATTGCATCCACTTTAACGATGATTGACGGCTTCCATTTGCTCTCCATGAAGCCTTTCTCCGTGACCGATGCCTGTTTAAGGTTATTCGCCAAATCTTTGAGCGAAACATCTAAACCTCTGCCTTTCCATAAATAATACTTATCGGGATTCAATCTGAAATGAAGCACCGTTGAGGGATCTCTGGGCTTGCCGTCAATCAAGATCTTGTAATCCCTTCGGCTCATTCCGTCTGAAATGAAGGAAACTCTGTCAGCAGAAATCGGTTCAAGCGATCTCAGCAAGCCATCCCATGTATGCGGTACGACTACTGCATTGCCTTTGCCGTACAACATGAGAGTCATAACAATTGCTTCCATCCATTCCGAACGGTTCATGTTGATTTCTGGAGTGATATCAATCTGCCGTGATAAGGCATTTGTGATACGCACATCTCCATTCTTTGTGTTTGCCATCAAATAGATGGTCATGCTTCCGATTAATTCAGCATACGTTCTGCATGCCGTCATAATGTCAGGACACTTGTCTAGGGATGTGTATTCCCCTGCGCAGAGATTCTCGAAATCACTGCCGAGTACATAGGCTACCTTCGGCTTTTCGACAGGAACGTCCGAGAAGTCATCTCTTTTTTGTCTTCGTTTCTTGCTCATCCGAAGAAACCCCCTACCTTTGTCTGTCTTTCTTCACCGTTCAGATATGCAACACAAGCAAACACGCTTGCATCAAATAAGTCGATACGGTGATTCGGTTGCACCTTCTCGTACTGAATAGCATCGTCCGTCTTCTCGATTGCTCGTACATTCGATACGCAATACTCATACGCTTCTGAGTGCATGTAATATAACTGTCCGTTCTTTACGGAGTGTTCAATATGTCTGAAGCCCTGTGACTTCAGATAGAAATACTGCGGTATATCCTTAACTACAAATCCAGCTTTCTTCATTAACGGGAAGTACTCTTCCCCTGCGAACTTTCGGTCATGTCCGACCATTGAGATTCTGAATCCCATCTTCCGCATATCGATGAACCACTGAACAATGTCACCCATGTTCACTGTCGGTGAGTTGCACATTGTCAGCCATCCTTCATCCATCCAACCGAAAAGAGGTATACCGTCCTCATCGGCTTTAACATGTGCCTGTGTTACAGGAAAGAATGCATGAGTGATGACTATATCAACACCCTTGTATTGTCCGTACAGGCAAGCTGCGGTTAAGTCATAAGTCCTCGACAAGTCTGCACCGCCATACCACCGTATCGGCAGTTTTGACAGCTCATCAAGTGTCCATTTGTACTGCTGATCGCTCCTTCTGAATTCTTCGATATCGAACCATGCTTTCATGGCTGAAGTGAATACATTCAGTTCCTTTGCGAAGAAGTCTTTTCTCTGCTGTGGATCGTTCTGAGCCTGCAATGCAGAGTTGCGGATTTCTTCTGGACGAATGGTGACTCCGTACCCCGGATTTGCCATCTCATGTACCAAAGGATTTGTGTAGTCGATTTCGCCGTTCTCATCGGGATTCGCACAGCACATAAAAATGAAGTACTGCTCGTCCTCAATAGTTCCATCAAGAACCTGTCTGCAATACTTCAGTCTTTGACCTAAGAATCCCTGTTCATCATCTCCGGCAGTCGTGATCGCCAATAAAATCTTGTTGGTGTATGCCTTCATTGCTTCCTTAAACAGGTTGTACTGTTTCGGCGACTTTAAGGCATGGACTTCATCAACAATACAGATATTCGCATTCAGCGAGTCTTGCTTATCGGGAGATGCTGCGAGAGCACGGATGAAGAATGAGCCATCATCCAGAGAAGCACTCATTGAATGCTGATTGTTGTTATCAGTGATAGCAACACATCCACCGTGCTTTTTGTCTTCGCCCATCCGCTCGATGTTGTACTTCAAGAAGTTGAACGTTTCCAAAGACTGAATCAGAGCTGCGGAAGCAACATAGCATTTGCTACCGCTCTGTCTGAACAGGATTGAAAGCGACCAAGCCAAAGCAGCGATGGTTGCTGTTTTTCCGTTCTTTCTTGGAATGAATACAAGCGACTCGTGAAAGCGAAGATTGTCAGTACCTGCGATTTTAAAACCGACTAGGTTGTAGATAATAAACTTTTGAAAAGGTGAAAGTAAAAACGGCTTCCCCCGTAAAGGAACACCGTCTAATGTTTCGCCCTGTTGGTGGCATAGAGTTTTTTCAATGACATTGATGCAGAACTCGGGATCTTTCTTTTTCATCTCAAACCGCTCATCTTTAAGATCACGATAGAATCTATCGACAGCCTGTTTGAGTTCTTTACATGCAATCTTCCGTCCGCTACGGATAGAAGATGCATACTCCATTACTTCATCCCAATGTTTACTCATTTGCCAATGCTCTCAGCAGACTTGTAAGCCCGGCACTCTTTTGTTCCTGAGCCTTGTCGGCAGAGAATACCTTTTTCAATCCACTTGGTGTCAGACCTAACTGACCCCAGTAGTTGAGAGCATCCTTTTCGCATTCCTGAATAATCGTAAGTAATGGATTCTTTGAAAGATTCACTGCTCCTCGATCTGAAGTTTTCTGAACCATCAGCAATGAGCCTTCACTTCGCCATTGCTTAATCGCCATATCTCTTCTTTCGAGGATGTCCGACAGAGTGTCAATGGCTGCAGAGTAGTACTCTTCGTACACACCTGCGTTCCGCATGCATTGCTCTATAGCCTTTTTCCATGCACCTTTCTTCACACTCTCTCACCTCGCAATACCACACACTATCATTTTGCACCGTTTTATTTTGCCAATTACGGCAGATTGTTGAACTTCCAACCTACTTCCGCACACCTTTGACCACCCCCTTCGCCCCAGTTTTGAGGGGGCTTTTCACAGGGATACCCCCAGAGAGGGAAAACATCACCCGGCGCATCCCCCGGCGGTCGGTCGGCGGTGGTTCGGTTAGGGGGGGCTAACCCACTGGCTGTTTGTTAGCAGTTTCACAAGCCGATTTGTAGATTTTTTCAACAATTCAAGCTCATTCGTTCCCGGCTGCTATTTGCTTTTAACTATCGCTGAATAATCAGTGGTTTTCATTGGCTGCTATGTATATTCAGATATCGGATATATGCCGACGTGATCATATTCCAGGCATTAACCAATTTCCACTAGCAGCAGCAGCCGCAAATATCCAATGATTAAAACGAAATGAAACAATAGCATCACGATGTTGCCACCGACTTTGATTCGGACGAAGCTGGGCTGATACATTTCGATGTCAGCAAAGTCCAGAAGGAGTGTTTTGCAGTACGGACACTTTACTCCTTCTATAGGTGCTCCGCAGTTCGGGCAATTGGTTGCCCTCGGTGGAGCTTTCGGATATTTCGATGGTTTTGGAATATTTATGCCTGCCATAGATCAGAAATACAGTTCCACTTCTTCGCCGATGAACGTTGCTTCACCTGCGTTTAAATTGACATTGACTTTGCGGATTTTGTATCCTCTCTCTCCGAACCGAATTAAATCACCGACTTTGAATGTTTTTGCTTCGGACAGCTTTGCATTTTCTTCTCTCAGCTTTCTGTTTTCTTTTGTGAGCTGTTCTCTCTCGTCTGCTATTCTGCTCAGTCCATCTTTAATTGCCAAGATTTCAATTTTACTGTTTGCGATCGCTGCTTCGTAGCTTGCAATTTCTTTTCTGTAGGATTCGATTTCCTCTTCTTGCATAAGGATAATGTCTGCATCGGTTATTATGCGTGTTCCGAGCGGTGGCTTACTCATGCACCGTTTCCGAGCATTCTCATAGAAGTTTCTATTCATAATCGTCTTCTCCTTCTCCGATACTTTCGTTTTTAACTGTGTAGCTGATTGATGGTGCTTCATGTTTGTTGAATCGGACGAAGAATTCATACGAATCTGCTTTGCCGAGCATAATCTCTTCCATTCGGACAGCCACCATTCGGACAGCTT